CATGATAGATATTACCGAATGATTCTTTATCTGTAACGCCTCTACTAGCCCACAAATTTGTTCTTTGTCTTGGAGTGGATGGTATATTCTCTACGGGATATCCAGTTCCGTCATCTATTATTTCATCGACACCATTAACTTTTATAAGGTCATTATCCCAAGTATTTATTAAATCAAAATAACTATCTACATACATCTCACCAAATGATGTAAATTGATAGTCTTCACCGGTCTGAATTAATTGTAAAGTACTTTCGTTATATGGTTGTATAATTTGCATTAAAATGCCTGTGTATCACTATCGTTTTCAAAAAAGGGTGTTTCCATGGGATCAGAAGTTATGTTGCCGTCCTTATCTTGATTAAGTTTATAATCACCAATTACCATTCCCTTAGTTTTGTTACCTGTTGTATTATGATAGACAAAAAAATCAGATTTAGCTGGATTTATTTCTATATCACAATTTTCACTATCATCTATAAATATACGAGTAGCAAAAGTATCTGGCTGAAATGCTGAATCTAATATTGAACCACCAATATCTGTTATATCAAACCCACTGTTTATTAAAGATGTTATCTCTTCTTCAGTTCCACCCGTTATAAAATCATAAATACTTTTTGGTCCAGTTCTATTAACAAAAAAACGAGTTATTGATAAATCAAGTTGTCCTGGATGGTTACCTAATAAATCTGAATTAATTTTTGAAATAGTATTATCTATTGAACTTTCTGAGTCAAAATCATCTGGTTTAAAGTTATCACTTATTTTTATTTTTGAAAGTGAATTAAAATACTTTGATTCTTTTGACAACCCACCTATCATCACTTGATTAAGTTCTTCGTTACTTTCTTTAATTGGTAATATATCAAAGGGAGTGCCACCAAATTGTTGAAAATCCTCAGTTGGAGTAGTATCATCAATGACCACTATATTTTTATTAATTAAATTAGTATCAACTAGTATATTCTTATCAGGTGTTAATCTATATACAACTGCTTTTATTTGATAAACTCCTGGCCTCATATAAACATGTTTACTTTTAACTACCTCTCCATCTATATTTAATATAGGAGTAGCAGTAATTAAATGTTTCATGAACAAAGCATCATCATGGGGTGTTAGTTCTCCTATAAAATCCATGAGAGTGTCAGCATCGGGGGGGAGAGAGCCTACATCTGTACCCTCATTACCAACATATGGAGCAAAATATTTTGAATTATAAATATCATCATCACTTAAAAGATTTTTCTCATCCCCCCATTGTATTATTTTATACATATAATAACACTCATGTGGTTCTATCGTTAAGCGTTCATGGTCTCCGATGTTATCTCCCCAATAAGCCATGTATGACGGCACTATAAACCATGACAGTATATCGAGATTCTCAGGGTCCCAATTATCAATATATTGAGTTATTCGATTTAACCATAAAGTAAGCTCTGCTGATATCTGATCGTCAATTATCTGACCCGCTGAATCTTTCACTAATGGTGTATACCATGCATCAAACTCATACGGGTTAATAGCAAACTCCACTTCAAGTGGAGAAGATACCTTATAATAAGCAGTTGCCCTATCATCAGTTAAATCTGGAACAAAATATAAAGGTGGTTCTAAATCATCAGCTGTATGACCTCCCTCTATTATATTAATTTCTACATATGTTTCATATGGTATCATATCCATAGATGGATTGTAAAAAACTTTATATTCACTAGCGAGTGGTATTACAGCTGTGAGATCCCTCGCATAAGTTGTATAATCCAAAAAACCTAAAAATTCATTATAATACCCCTGTGGAAAAAATACAAATGAAGGCATACCAATAGTAACTCCCTTTAGAACACCTGTAGATCTCTCTTGCTCAAATATATCATCTGGTAAATTTTCTGCAGCAGGATCAGGGGTAATCCCCGTTGGTAAAGGAGGCACCATTGTTAAAGCCCAATTGTCAAGTCCACTTAAAAAATCAGCAAGTCCAGATTCGTTATTTGGTAAAATTTTATTTATAAATGCACCAGATGCATTAGTAATATGCATTCCTGCTAACAATTGTAAATAATGTAGTAAGTATCTATTTTCTCCACCATCTCCTATTATGACACCTGGAGGTAAAATACCTAAAGCCCCAAAAATCTGGATCATATCATCAGTTTCATGAAAAAGTGTTACAGCAATATTATCCATAAACGCAGTCTTTCCCAGTTGATGTGAATCTTGATTATAAATTATATTTTCCATGAGACTCATTGTCATATATCTAATATAACTTTCTATTGATCTATATTCAAATATTCCTTCTTCTGGATTACCTTCCCATACTTCATTCAGTTGTTGTTGTAAAATATATTGATCATCATATGCTAATTCTATAGCAACTGGTTGTTTACCTTGATCCCGTGTTTCTTCAAATGTAGAATACATTTTTACACCGAGACCAGTTGGAGTTGAACAACCTTCCGGTGGTGATGTTGGATACCCAGACGAGCCATCCCAAACATGCCATATATCATTAAAATCTGTTAAAACAGCATAATTTTCACTCTCATAATAACCTGGATATCCGTATAATATTTCTTCATGGTTTTCTGCAGTTATTCGTGTGCCATCTGCTAACCAAATTGCTTTTATCCATGTCGTTGGATTACTTTCTTCATTTGTACCTTCATTAAGCCAGGCTGGTGGGGGGACTGGAGTTTCTTCGCGAAAATAAGGATGATTTTGATACCAAGATGGTGCATCAGATGTTGGAGTTCCATCCGTGTTTCTATACCTTTTTATACTACCAGTGTCATAATGAATTGTAGGGAATTGTGGTGCAGTATAAGCTTCCATATCAAACCCTATATGATCCCCTATCCCCCATAATGGTAATTCCCCATCAGGTCCAGGTGTAAGATCGTCTGTAGTGATTTGATTCCATATCTCTATTTGTTGTGCCTGATTTAAACTATTGGGAAGGATCTCAATGTTTTGTGCACCACCCAACCCTGAATATATCATGTACCAAAAGCCTCTAAGAGTCACATTCATATCATTATTTGGATCTAAAACAGTTGTCCAAAAATCTAAATTTTGTGCTACCACTTTACCAGTAACATCATCTATATCTACTTCACCCAACTCCATCGCTTGTTTAAAATATTCAGCTACTAAAGCATTTGAATATACACGATTCATACTAGTTGGTAAAGCTACATTTGAAGTAATCATAACATCATGTGGATTTTGTAATTTTACTTCAAATTCCAATCCAGGAAACCAAGACCAATCACTACTAGCCATGGTTCCATCTGTAAGTCCACGAGTTACCCTATGTCTAAATCTGTTATATCTTCTTATCTTATGATTACCTGTCTCGACATCGGAACCTGCCGCTTCATCATATAAACCCGTATCTCCTAGCATACCCCCATTACCGGTTCCATCATTATAATGGGAATAATTCAGAGGACCATAATCCCCATCAAAACCACTGGTGAATCCTTCCGCAAAAGTTTCTGAGTTTACATAACTACCCATAAAGCGACCCAACCTATTACTTGGCGTATTGTTATGACTATTACTTAAATTCGGACTATATACCCATTCCCCCTTACCAAAAATAGCGGCTGTATTTTTTTTCATGACTTTCACTTTATCGTAAGCGACCTGAGTGCTATCAAAGCTTCCATTATCACCATTCGTTGGTGAATGCCAAATCCTTGCTCTATTAAACCAATCCCAAATAGCTCTTTGTTGAAGAGCAGTTAGCTCTACCTTTATATTTTTTATTGGGTCTCCATCTTCATTTTCTATTACGGGCCCAAGTTCTTGAACACCTGTATTTCTATCGTATACACCATCTTCAACATCATCTACCATAGTTCTAATATCTAACCAGTCACTATTAAATAGTTCAGTAAAATTATTATATCGTTGTCTTTTCCATGCCGAATCATCAAGATGTGCATCTGGGTCTTCGTGATATGAAAATGCTAGTTTTGGCGAACAAAAAATTGATGAGAATGCTTCGTCAAGACCACTTAAAACCCCAGTCAAAGATCCCATTCCTGCTCCACCGCCAACTGATGCAACACCATATCCATTCACAGCATTTGCAGCTAAATTAGGTATTGAAATTACAGTATGGTTTTGTGGCATTCTCCCCCAATCCAATAATAAACCATCTAATAATACTGGAAACCCTTGTATAGCAGAATATACATTACTTGTATGATAATCACCCATACCATAATAATAACCCCAGTTTTTTGTCTTTTTAATTCTAAAACTGCCCATAGATGTGTTTCCCAAGTCACTTCTGTCGAACCCAAGTTCTTTTATACTACCACTTGGAAATATTCCAGGTAATTTATATTTTGGCTTAGCTAATATTTTATTATAATTTCGTGGCATTAGTATGCTTGTTCCTTATAGCTCTTATCTATTACATCTGGAATATCAATTCCAACTTTTTCCAATCTTAAATTTTCATCTAACTCTATATTAAAATCGCTATTATAATTAACTATATTAAATTCAGTTTTATCGTTTATATCATCAGTAGTTTTCTGTTGAAAATCCAAATCCAATACTAAACTCATATCACTTTCATGTGTATTTGTAATTGGTGCTTCAGTATCATCCCCATCCCATGTAGTTTTGCTACCAAATAAAACTGAACCAATACCAGTATCAGTAAAAACACCATATTTGTTTATGATAGGTAAATCTGGATAATAATAAGTATTACTAGCATCCGACATCCAATTCTGATTTGAATTTTCGTTTATCACTATTTTTTCATATGACTCAGGTGGCGTAAAAGATCCACTTAATAAACTTCCACTTTCAACTGGTTCAACAATTATACCTTCTATATATGGATACTTAAATTTATGATTTTTTGTTATATAATTTTTCCAATAAAAATCCTCACCTGGATTATCTTTATTATTATTTAAAAATCCTAATTGAGCCCACATTGGTTTTACTCCATTATAAACTTTCATAGTTGCAATATCAACATCCGTGAGTCCCGAATTTAAAAAGGTATTTTTATTTTTTTGTTTTAAATATCCACTATGCATATTAGACATAATTACGCTCCAGTATTCACTTTAGCATATAAATGTATAACTTCATCTTCAAAATCACCTTGACCTACCTGAAATGTAAAACTCGTAGCATGAGTAACTAATGAATTCGCAGCAAAATTAGCAGTTCTATACCACCCATCCCATTCATTAATTATACCAAGAGATTCACCTTCTATACAAATATATACATTATCAGGCGCTGTTGTGCCCGTAGGTAAAGTAAGAGTTGGACCTTGTTGTGTAGTCCACCATGCATTGTTGGATGGGTGACCATTCTGTAACTGATCCCAAGATTGATTACTGTTATTAGCAAATGATGGGAATCTTATCTTAGATGCTACAGTTCCACCCCCTGTTGGACTACTATGAAGTACTATAATGTGTTGTACCGAACCACCATCATCTTCATATTGACATGTACCATCATCAATTGTTGCATCTGGGTCCCAATTGATTGCCTCAGGATCTGTACAACCATAATAGTCGGGGCCATCACCACCCGGATCGTCTCCGTCCAACTCATCCACTTCATATGTAGCAACAAATTCAATATTATCTGAATCTATCATAATAGGTATTGTTATTGTTCTATCATCTATATTATATTGATTTTCTTGTATTCCAGTAATACCAGACCAACTAACAAATACCTGCGTTTCAGATTCGCCATCAGGATCATGAGTTATCGAGTTTGGTGCAGTATAACTCCAGTTACTTCCTTCTTCTATAAACTCATGATGACTATACTCAGAGAAACCATGAGGACCAACTAATCTTGTTACTATTTCGTGATAAGGCGTATAATTTATTGGTCCTAATTTTACAACATCAATATATTCATTTGCTCCCCATACCCAAAGACCAAGATATATATCTCTACCATTTCCATGTTGTTCAACCATCTGACCATGACTAAGTGTAAAATAGTCCAAAATATCCCAATGATTAATATGGAAAGAACCATTCGCCATATTCAGACCATGATCTTCATCACTTCTTATTGTTTTTAAAATTAAAAGATCACCATTATTTTTAATCACAAAAGCATTAAGTCCATATATTGTATCTGATAATTTATATGTCCCGGCTAAGTCACCACTTTCATTAGACTCTACATTATACATTGGTACTAATGGTAATACATTTGAACCTATGCCCCCATAGGGTTCAAGATTTGGTCCAGTATACTCTCTAATCATATAAGGAAGGTTTGGTGGATGATGACCATTTCTATCATCATATGGCGGAACAACCGTTATAGGATGTGGATAACTAATATCATCTTCGGATAAGTTATCCCAATCTTCATTAATATAATTATAATTAAAACTACTATCACCAATTGAAAGATGTCCTTTATCTTGATATCCACAACTACCATCTTCACTATCATTGGCTGAATCATAATTCACAGCCCTCTCATCAGTACACCCATAAGTCGGTTCATATAATTGTATTTTACCTAAATATGACCTAGCAAAGCCACTACCACCATTATTACCAAAGGTATAATTAATTTCAGAATAATAATAAACATCAGTTTGTTGCATAAGCCACTCAGGAATTATATCAAGAAACATTCCTACATTACATGGAAACCAATCATCTTCATTCTCAGACTGGCCTTGTTGTCCTATATGCCATGTTGGTTGAGTATCAGGTTGGCCCACATATATACCATTAATATATTCACGATAGAATAATGTACCCATATGAACTTCCCCATCACCACCTTGATAATCTGCTAAATAGACATAATTCATATTCCAATTCCAATATCCATCTATCCACATACCTTGGTTGAACCCATCATCTGTCAGGCAGTTCAGATAAAATGGTTGGTTAATAGTTTCACTCTCATATAGAGGATCTATTATTAGTGTGTTGGCCCAGTATCTATTTTGATCTCCCAAAAGTTTATAAAATTCTAATGGTTCACCTTGAGCCAAATCTCCAACTGGTGGGTATTCTTGAGATATTCCTTCAGCAAATCCTTGTAAATTTGCTGGTGATGTTGTTACTAATATTTCAATTGTCTGTGACCAATCACTCGATATACCAGAAACATCTTTTGTTCGTACTTTAACATAATAATTTAATTCACCATTCAATATATGATTAGCTAATGATGTTGGTACTCCTACCCCATCGTCCTCGAAACCTAAATGAGTTATACAATTAAAAGCTACCCCCGTATACATGTGCCCATCAGTATCGTTAACATTTGTTAAAGTTCTAGTACCCACAGCTTGGATGCCTGTCTCTGGATCTACATCCGACCATACACTAATCTCATATAGGAGAAGACCATCATTCAAACCAGGATGTTCTAAATCTGCTTGCATAAAATCAACCCACAAAGTATAATCATGACTCGTATCATCCATTTGATATGCTTGAATATTTGTTGGTGCTGGTGGTGGCATTAGTGGATCTGGGTAAAATCCAATTTGCAAAAGCGACTCTCCACCTTCTGATCCATATCCTCCAGTAAATCCATAATTCTCAGAAATATTACCTGAAGTATCAGTTAACTTAACATAAAATTTAAATCTTAAACCATTAGTTGTTGTATAATATGGAAAATAATAATGCCAGTCTTGTTGGTGGTCTTGATTTAAGTCATAAATTTCATTCATAAAATATTGTAAATTTATTTCCAACACCAGATGTTTATAGTCATAAATCTCTTCTGATATTACGGATAATGTTATATGATTATGATTATATCCACCAGCTTGATCACCACCGCCAAAATGTATCATTTTAATATCTAAATCTTCAGTCCAACCAGACAATCTTTGATCATCAGGATCAACAGGATACCAAAAAATTTCTGTGAGTATTTCTTCATTTTCCAGTGGATCTGGAAAATCTGGCCTACCTTCTGTTATCCAAAGTTTAAGTTTATCATATATTCCTGAGATATCCTCGCCTGGATCAGACAAATGTTGAGTTTGTGAATTAGAAAATTTAAGTGCATGAAAATTACTTGGTGGTGTCACATCTTGATATGTCAATTGAAGTGTAATTGGTAATGCCTCATCAGACTGATATCCACCTTCTATCAAATCAATAGGTTTAAAAGTTAATTCTGAAGTACTTTCTATTAGAGTATCATCATAATACCATCCGATAACAGACCAATCTTGTGGTAAATCACTTGTATTTACAGTAATTATCTGATCATTATCCGATCTAACTGTAGAATTATAAGATAAAATAGGGGCACTAGTTTGATTTTCCCCCGGTATGAGACTCGCAAAATCTTCAGATAGACCAGCTGGATAAAACATATCTATCAGCGGTGAAGGATATATGTCTGATAGAGAACCACCAGTTGGAGTATTATGCACTACCAACGCACCATTAGTCCATGTAAGCGTAACAGGACGAGGTGTTTCTATTCCCGAATTAGGGTCTGGCAAACTTATAGTATCCCAATTGTTGAGAGCATTTTCATCTGGATCACCTACTTGAACTAATATAGTCTCACCATTTGAATTAACAAATTCTATATTAATATTTATATCAGTAAAATAATCACATGTACCATCATCAAAAGTAGCATCAGAATTATAATTTTCCGCATTTGGGTCCGTACATCCAAACACCCGAGGAGATTCATTACTAATAGGCACCAAATAATTTGAATATGTATCAATTATCTCCTGAGGGATTATGTTTTTATTTAATTTATATAAATAATCAAATATTAGCAACCTATCATATAAATTATAATGATTAAATGTTTCATTATTAAACTTATAATTCAAATCTGGATTTTGAGGAGAAACACCAACAAATGATAATATTTTTTTACTAAGCATTGAGTTTAATGATAAACCACCCACCCCAGCAAAATTAGTATAATTATATAATTGTAAATCATATCCCCTTGATGAATTTAGAAGTATATTAGTTTCGAATCTTTCCCATTCCCATCTTCTATGCTTTTTGTGAGCTGCGGATCCACCTGATGGACCATCTGTTACAGTTTTATAAACAACACCAGTTATAGTATAAAAACCAGGTTTTTCATAATGATGTTCAAATAAAACACTACTTTCTAATATCATTGGTTTATCAGTATGTTCTAATGGACTGCCATCGCCCCAATCTAATTTAAAAAGAAAAGCACCAGCATTTGGATAGTCTAAATGGGATGTGTTGCTATCCGGATTGTCATCAAATACCCAATTATCAGGATCATTCACATCCCCACTCACAAATTGGAAATTTTCAGAAAAGTATTTACTCCTTAGTGATATATCATCAAACCAATTTCTCGATACTATATCTTCATCTGGAGGTAATGGTGGGGAATTTAATGTTGATGTTTTTACTGTTCTTACTTTAAAATTATCAGCTTGATCAGTTTCAGGAACCCTTACTGATTGTCTTGGATAAATATAAAATTTTATTGAACCTTCTGTGGCATATTCATACGCTTCACTTTGTTTAGTCTCACATGGAATTGTACCTGAGCCACCATCTGTTATGTTTTCATCAGAGTCAGAATCATAATATCTATCTAATCTTACTATATCATCATTATTAGGATTAATAACAAATGGTAAAGCATCAACACTCCACTCAATTACTTCCCCAGTATATTGATTATCATGATTAAGTAACATAGTAGATTGTCTATCAAACTCAACACCATCAAATGTAAGTGGTGTAAATCCTGCCCAAGTATTTCTTTCAATAATATCAAGAGATCCTGAAGGTTGTAGTTCGCCAAAATGATTTTTTGAATTTAAAACCCCCCATGATAATCTATCATTTCTTATAACTGTGCCTAATAATTTTCTATTATCCCAATCTTCTATAACCTGTAATACATTATTATTTTCTGGTATAGGTAATGTTATCGACATAGCAGCACCTTGTTCTGGATGAAAAACTTCTGCTATAGTTGCATCTTCAGAGGATCCAGTTACAGCTACAAATGATTGTCTATAACCAGTTTCGGTGCTATCATCCCTTATTGTTTCAAATATATTTTCCGGCGTCGTATACTTCATAAAACACCTTTAAACATTACTACTTATATCTTCGCCAGGTACTTTAAACCCCCTAGCTCTTAATAAATCACTTTTGCTTATTACTTCAACTTTACATTTAGCACCTAAACCTGATTGATATATTAAATCACCTTGACCGCCCCCCTCGCCCCCCTCGGGAGCAGTTCTATGATTCATCCAATAATGTTTATCTGTAAAAGACGCAAATGAGGCGTTATACATACTGCCGTCTTCAGGTAGATTTTCCTCAGTTGCATATTCCAATTCTCGAATTGTTGGATCAAATGTAGCACATATAAAATACCATTCATTTAAATCGTCAGTTGATATTACTGGAAAAGTATTATGTCCTTCGGTATGACCTAACACAGTACTTCTTTGCATTAATCTTCCAAGAGACGCACCAGGAGTACCACCAGGAGTACCTGGATAACCGGTGTGGTTATCTCGTATCGTAAGATTCCCCCGTGGGACCAATGTATCATTAACAATCAACCTTATATATCTATGATAAGTTCCAGAATTTGTAGGGAATTCATTTATTTTCGTATCCAACCTAAAACCATATCCACCACTTTCCAATGGATTTCCAAAATTAAATAATGTACCTTCACTTGTTTTACCAATAAATCTTACCCACATTGTTATAGTAAAACCATTTACGAGATAAGAAGGACCAGATGCATTATCTAACCACTCACCGTCACTTTTCATTACTTTATTTTCAGCATCAGTACCTGTAATCTCTCGTTGGAACTCCATTTCATCACCAACACTTGACCTCAAAATAATAGCTTGATTTGGTTTTCTAATTTTCAAAAAACCTCTAAGTTTATTAACATAAGTTGGTCGTTGATCCGGAATCTCCTGCACTATGTTATCAACATCAGTTAAATAAGTATTTAATTTATTTCTCATTGATTGTAAAGTTTGACCAACATTTATAGCATTTGCAGTATCATCTAACCTTGTTATATAAGCATCAGGTTTATTTTCATGACTGATTCTACTTCCGGACTCTACAGCATATTGGGTATCCGTTAAATACTCATTTACACCATCATAATCAATATCTGAGAATGGTGGAGTATCTCCAATTAATTCGTTAAAATCTTGAAAAAATGTATTGACTTGATCCTGACGAGTTGTTTGGTGTGGAAGTAATTCAGATATAGTCGTGTCTAATACATCACGAGCTTTTTCTGGCATTAATTTCTGTCCCGAAGTAATTGCAGTCAATTGACTTATATTTAAAAGATCGGTCCAGCGTGATGGTGTAGGTGGTTCATATTCCTCCCACCGCCCAATAATAATTTCATGTTCAGGATTTAATTTAAATCTTATCTTATAAGTGATTGTGTTTGTTGGAGTGCCTGCCATTACATTTGACCCTGCTGTTCATCTCCATAATTCGGTTCGATATTCAGCTCTTCTTCTATTATTAATTCAAAATATTCATGATAATTGTTAAGTAAATCATTATATGACAACTCAGGATAATTATAATGAAGATATTCACATATAGCATCAAAATGATAACCATGTAAAGCTTTTCTATTTTCTAATGTATTTCTATCTTTTTTATAAAATACTAATTGTTCGTCTTCTTGTCTTCCTGTTTGTTGTTTACCATCCCGTATAGTAGTTTGTGATTTTCTAATATCTTCATCAGTTATCGATATATTCTCATTATCAAAAAATAATTTATAAAAAACATCACTAACAGCTTCTTTCACATCTTGAATTTTTTCAAATGGTACTGGTGGTAACTCAGGTACAAATACTTCACTCCACATTATTATGGAATTTTGATTAAATTCATGACGATGACCTATCTCCATAGGATCTGAAGGCATGTCAATTACAAGTGTATTATCACTATGTTTATGATATTCGCCTACATATTGAATCATATTATTAGTTTCAGGCTCAGTTTCATATTGATATACATACTGATCCGTTGCCAACGCGTTTAACCCAATCTCGGTAACAGGATTTGCCATCCAATTATATATTGGGAGTTCAAAACCAAAATGTATATTAACCCAATCTTCATCAGCACCAGCCATATCGGTACTGATAAAATTTTCTCCATTAATATCTACAAATTTAAACATACGAAGAGTTTCATCATCAAATAACTGTGTTTGATAAAATTGTATAAACAATGTTATAGGTTCTAATTCAACACCCGAAATAGATGGTTCTAATGCTGTTAATGTTATAGGCATATACTGATATGGTATCTCATGTGATATAGCCCAATTAAAAGCTTCCATATCAGTCATCGATGGTACGGAAATGACAAATCCATCCCAAAATTCTTTATAGATTGCTACACCATATGTAAATCCTACCAGCTCATTTGGTAGTTTTGGGGTAGGAGGCGGTTCTGGGTCAAATGGAAAATCATAATCTGTAATAATATTCGGGGTAATAACCTCTTCAATATCTTCCGATGCAGCTACCGATGTAACGGTGGATTTTCCACCTCCCGGTGGTCCCGGTGGTGTATTATCTCCCGGTGGTGTATTATCTCCCGGTGGTGTATTATCTACCGGTGGTGTATATGCGGGTGGAGTATATGCGGGTGGTAACCCATCATTGACTGGTGGTTGATTATTTTGTTGTCCGGAATTACCACCTTGTCCACTCTGTAGTCCAGAAGCATTACCCGAAGTACTGCTATATTCATTATCGTTACTTTTTTCTGTATCACCGTAACCCATGATTATACCCTTAATATAAATTCAAAATCATTATCGTAAATTATCTCCTGACCATCATTATGATTTACCTTTATCAGAATCTTATAAGCACGATTTGGTTCAAAAGCATTTAGGTCTTGTTTGAAATAATTAGAAGTTGTATCACAACTCATTGTTGTATACGCACTAAATGGTACAACATCTTCATTTGTTGCCATATCGATTATAGAATAAGAACCTGAGCCGTGTGGTATAAAACTACCACTAACAGATTGAACTGATGTCGTGAAACTTTTTTGTATGTATCTTTTTCTAGCACCAAATCTAAACTTAACAGTTTCATTTTCTTTATATGCTTCTCTAAAGTGTATTGGATATAAATAATTTTCAGCAGTACCACTAACATCTAAAGAAGTTAAACTACCAGTATTAGAACCAGTAGCTGGTAAATGGTCATCCCATTTAAGTTCAAGTTTAGGTGCATATATTGTATTGGTTTGTCTTGAGAAGAATTTTAAATCTTCGAAACTACCAGTTGATGTTTCTCTACTCCCCGAAAATCTTAATAACATTCCATAATTAGAATTCACACCACCAAACCATTTATCAGCCAAAGAAGTTATATCCATATTTAAATCGGGAGATTCAGATGAAAAAGATTGTGTTACTTCATCTCCTACTATATAATTTCCACCACCAACTGACCACGCTACTTCGGCACCACCTGCTGGATATTGTCTATTTTTCCAACTAACTCCATCGGTTGTTTTAGGCGTATCGCCTTCTTTACCAACACCCTCATCCCATGAATCTCTTAAAGGATAAGCAGCAATTTTGTATTCTTCACTTAATCCACTTGTTCCTTCCGTTTCATAAAGTCTTAAATTTAATTTATAAGTACTTGGTAAAACAGATGAACTAATATATGACTCTATCTCATCAGCATCAAATTGAAGTAATACTCTTGTTGGATAATGGAAATCCCTATTCCAAAATACTTTCTTTAACTCAAGAATTTCATCTTGACCTGTATTTTTATTTGTCCAATCTTCACCAGTGATTTGGTTTGAACCACTACTAATAAAAGCGTCTTTGGTAGCAAAAAAATATCTATGCATTATACTAATTTCCCATAAATGTCTCGGCTTGGATCTTTCAATTCAAATACCGATGGCGTTACCGATGGTCTATATATCCCATCTTCAGTTAAAGCGTCTTCAAAATTATATTGAAATCCATAAGTTGAATCATTATCACTATATATCTCACCATTACCCCTATAATAATAAAGTGCTCTATTTTTAATATCTTGCACTAATTCTAATTTTTGAATTCCAATCACCCCCTCAAGACCTAATATCGCATATTCTAAATCATTTTTATTAATTGATTGTCTATATTGCACTTTATCTACTTTGAAAAAATCTTTTATAGTATTGATAACTTGTACTTTCACATCAACTGGATTAAATCTTCTATCATAATTCACTTCAAAATTCACAGCAAAATTAATTATGTAGCTAGAAAAAAATGAACCATCTTGATCTGGTAATTTAAATCCTATATCTATCATATCATTTATCATTCTATATTGATTTAAATACAAAGCTACATTTTGACAAACTAATTGTGGTGTTTGTACTAAATTCTTATTTCGATTATAAGATAATAATGATATAAATAATGTGGGTGCACTTGTACCTATTGAATCTAATCTCTCCACATAACATTTAGCAATATTGCCATATCTTGCTGGTAAATTTAATATTCTAGCTTGATAATCTTCCTTTGTAACACATCTCAATTGAGTACTAAAAAATGCACTAGCATTGTTACGAATTTCATTAACAGTTTGACCATCAGTACCACCTACTCCCGGATAGTCATTAGTAACTATAAAATTAGTAGCAGTACCTATATCCGGTGCAGTTACAACATCAGTTAATTCATTAATTTGGATATTTGAACTTTGGCCGCCACCCACTCTATATTTAAGAGTCATAACTGTATTAGTTGGAATCTCTCCAAGGTTTAAATTATTCGAATTACCCAATAAAGACCCAACAGGTGAAGATGTTGAAAAATCACTACCATTTATAGTTATACCTTGTTGTTCAACGATACCTTCAGCGTCCAATGAACCACTACTTGAATGTCTAAATAAACCATTTCCAAATTGTATTTTATATGAATTACTATCAATATCATAACTAACCATAAATTTTTTATTAGTTCTAATATATTGTGCTACATATGGTATAGGTATTGGAGATGCGTCCAATGAACCACTACCTTGGTCATAAGCACTTGTTCTGTTAGAATCACCATCTTTATAATGTTTACCTTTTAATATCCTCTGTTGTGCTAAATACTCAACTTGATGCCATGTTTGTCCAGATGCATCTTTACAATCTAAAACTTCTATGACATTATCAACACCCAAATCCAATTCTAAAAATTTAGTTGGAGATCCTACAGTAAATGATTTAGTTTGAGTTTTACCAGATACAGCCCTAACATTTCTCGTTAAGGTATATCCCGTTGCCTCTCCATTATCATCTAATATAGGAGCACTAATAACTGGATCAGCGGATCCGCTGATACTAAAATCTATAATTTCTGTGGTTTCAAATATTGTTTCTGCATCAATGTTTGAAGCAACTTGCAAACCACTATCAATTGGATCTCCAATAACACTATAATCAGGATCCCCATCGGCATTAGCAGTTATATTAATTGTTGTCTTTAAATTAACTACCGACGGAGTTTTGTTATCTGCTTTATATCCTATAAATTCCGCCAACCTTCTAACATTTCTTTTTTCGGTAGCAGTTGCTAACATATTTTCTTTGTAATTATAATCAATATAATAAGAAAGAACATCGCCGACATAACTTGATAATTCTATTAACATCATGCCAGGTGATGTTTCGTTAAAATCTTTGTATGTATCAGGAAAATAAGACTTGGTATACTCAATCAAGTCAGCTTTAATTGTACTGAAATCTTTATTAACATAATTTATGTTCGTTGGTATTACTTTTTGTTTATTAATATATGCCATGTTTTATATTTCCTCTATATCACCTAAAGCGGGGTATCATCTACAGTTTCACCAAACGGTACGCCATCCCCAGTGCCACCTACAATTTGCCCAGCAGCCGTATCATTAGTACTCAATGTTAATTGAACAGTATTCAAAGTATCAGGCGTTCTCTTAATATTAAATATCAATTTTATATTAATTCGATTTAAATCATCTAATTTTGTTAATGTAATTTCTTGTATTTCAAGAAAAGGCATCCATTTTTCAAACATATCAACGATGTTGTTTTCTATTTGAGCAGTTATATCATCAGTAAGAGGTTCAAATAAATATTGCCTTAAAGACATCCCCATCGTTGGTTGAAAAACTCTTTCACCTATATTAGTTTGTAGAAGTAAATTAATATTATTTTTTATACTATCTATAGTAGTTTTTGTCGTATTAAAATACCCATCAACACTATTTGGTGTACGGCCAATTGGAAATTGGATACCAACACTTACTCGTGAATCTGTATCTTCAATAAATTGATTCGTTCTTCTATCAGCTAAAGCCATTATTATACATCCTCTATTCCAGTTGTATTATCTGGTTTAAGTTCTACGATACTATTCATAGATTCAACACTAGCTTTCGGATTATCAACACTCGGTGACACTT